CCGATCTCTCGAATGGAGGAGGAGGGGGAGGAGGTGGAGGTGGAGGAGGAGGAGGTGGAGGAGGAACAGGTGGTGGAATAGTTGGAGGAGGATCAGGAGGAGGAACATTTGTTCCTGCAACTCCACCATCGCCAGGACGATATCCACCGCCGCCGCCGCCGCCACCGCCGCCGCCATAAGTAGGTGGAAGTGAAGCAGGTCTCACGTTCGTACCACCTTGACCGCCATCTTCACTTGCACTTACATCACCAGATATTGATTGCCAATCTCCTGCATTTGTTCCATTAGTACCAGCATTATTTTCAGATCCGCCGCCACCGCCACCGCCAGCACCAGCAGCTATAATTGTTGTTGATGAAGCACGATCATACACAAATACACCAGCACCAGCACCGCCGCCAACACCACCTGTTACTATTATATTAGTTGATCGTCCCAAATATCCAATACCTGTTGGATCAGGCCAATATGTTTCTGATCCATTATCTCCATTACCACCCAAACCACCACGACTATAAGCACCATATCCAGGAGTTTTAGCTGTTTTTACTCCTTCCGCTTGATTTCCTTGTGTGCCTCCCCTATCTCCAACATATAAATCTAATGTTCTACCACCATCTGGAACACTAAAAGTTCCCGATCTTCCTTGACCAGCTTCTCCACCTGCTCCGTCCTGACAACTATCACCTTGTCCTCCAGCACCACCAGCTACTCTAATCTTTACATTTGTTGCATCATCAGGAATAGTAATCGATGCGACACCACCTGCATTAAGATTAGACATGTCGCTACGAGTATAAGTCTCTGTAAATCTTGTTGAAGGTGCTGTTTCTGATGTTGTTCCATCTGTAACATCACTACCATTAACTTGCCATCTATAATTTATATTACTATTATCAGTTACTGTTGCAGTAGTCGTAAATGTTGTATTTTGATTAATTGCTGATACAACACTACTTGGACCTGTTTGAATTTCTAATGTTGGATTAACAATTAATGTTGCATATTCACTATAAACCTCTGTATTAACTGCATTTCCAGTTGATTTAGCAGCACCAGCACCAGCACTTCCATAAGCAGAAGGTGAATATGTTACTCTACATCTATATTGTTTTCCATTATATCCAGGACTTTCAGGATGATTTAATGTTAATGTACTACTATCTTGATTAGACCAAAAAGTAGATATTCCTAATTTTGTAGATCCATCATACCATTCATATATTAAAGTACCATCTGCAGATGAACCTTCTCCAGATGGAAAACTTGCTTGTGCTGATACTGAAAAAGTAGCATTAGATCCAGCACAAACAGTTGTATCAGAGGGATTGGAAGTAATGGATAATGTAGGTCCATTAAGCCACAATCCAGTTTTAACCTCATCCCATATTTTATTACTCATGCGAATCCTTGTCCTCCAACGACACCGAAGAAACTAGCACAACCATCAAAAGTCTTAAACGAATAAATGTCGGTTCTACCTGCGGTTTGTGTTACTGTTGGAACAACTCCACCAGGCCAGAAGCACGTAGCAGCAGAACCTGTTGAACCATTCCTAAAAGTATCTATACCCACACTATATGTAGACCCCGACGGTTGAGTCATTTTAATAGTAAATGTAGTAGAATCTGATTTTGGATTAGCAACAACAAAAGTAGTTACATTCTCAGTAATATTTAAGTTAAATGTTTGTCCTTTTGCAAGGTCAACAGTAACTTCACCACTCGAACTTGAAACTTGCTCAACATTCTCTGATGATGACTTAAATCTAACAGCACCATCTACATCAAGTTTTGCTCTTGGAGTAGCAGTTCCTAAGCCCACATTATTACTAGAAGTAGATAAAGCAGTTCCAACAACAAGTGTAGATGCAGTTACAATACCAGCAGTAATATGTGCCGAAGTATTATGCAGTCGATATGTCGTTGCCGTTAATGCACCACCAACACTAATGTTTTCAGTGGTCATCTGCCTCAAGAAGGTAGACATATTCTCTACATAGAGATCTGTATGAATACCAGAGGAACTTGCTATCTCACCCACATGGAGATTATAGTGAGGAATGGTAGTTCCAATTCCCACACGAGTTCCAGTACCATAATATGCAGTACTACCAGCAGAGATTGTATTTGGAGCCCAACCACTGGCAGCAACACTTAAGTCAGTTAGATTTGCACCATTACCATAGAATTGTGATGCAGTAACAATACCAGTAAATGCACCATTACCATTTGAACCTATCGTAACAGCAGTTCCAACTCTAAGTCCACCATCAGCAGTAACAACACCACTAACTCTTGCATCACCTTCAACTACTAATGCACCAGTAACTGAATCTGTTGCAATACCTAACTTCTCAAATGTATACTCATCTGCTATAGCAGAAAGACTAATATTACCAAATCTTCTCCAAGCATTATCTAGAGTATAAACCCACCCAAGATAATTACCTTGCTCTGGGTTCTCATAGTAAACAACGTCACCAGGAGTTCCTGCATCAGTCGGAGTTGAAATTCCAACAGTATACTTTCTAGAAACTGTTGAATCTCCTTGAATAAACACAGAGTTAGCTTCAATACCTCTATCAGCAGTTGAAGTTACCTTATTACTAAAGACGACAGGACCAGTAAATTCAGAGATTGCTTTACCATCATCACCACCATCAATACGAATTGATTGTGTAAATGAACCTTCAGTAGCATTTACTAGGTTTAATCCAGACTTGTTTGATATATCTTCACCAGTAACACTTCTAACTGGACTATCATATACTTCCTCTTTTCCAGTAACGGTACTTATCTTCTTATTACCAGTGTATGAAATACCTCTGTCATTCATACCAGTGAAGAAGTTAACACCACCCTCTTTCTTAGTGGACTGTGCTAATAATTCTTCCTTCGCAGATATTAATCTATCTTGATTATTAGGTAATGCTGTTGAGTAGTTACCTGGTCCATATCCAACATATTCCCATGTATGTCCAGATGCTCTGTTAATAGAGTGTCTTCTTAATTCAACAGGGAATGGTTTTACTTTACGGACAACGGATCCTGTGCCATGAGATGTTGCTCTTGTTCCAAGAACTGCACGGAAAACACTAATTGGGTTTGATGGAGCAGATGTAGTAGTTCTTACAGTTGTTTTAATTCTTAGAATCTCATCATCAACTGCAATATAATCACCAATGTTAAGATCTAAATCAGCAATACCAGTAATACTAATATCTGTAGTAATAGCATCTGCAATGGTAGCACTAAGAGTTGTGGTAATTCCAGCATAAGTTGGAACCATTCTACCATTTAGACTCTCATCTTCTACAGTTGATACACCATCATTTGATGTTACACCATTTGGTAGTGCAAACATCGTGGCTCCAGCAGCAACAGGTTGAGTTAATCCAGTTCCAACATTAATTGTAAAGGAATTAAGTCCCTCATTTTGCTTAATAATAAAGTCACCATCAAAATAAGGCATTGTAGAAATACCTGTAGTGATTTTAACCTTACTATTAACCTTTAATCCATGATTATTTGTTGTAGTAACAGTTGCAATACCAGATGTTGTATTATATGCAATACTACTTGCTCTTAAGGACTCACCAGTTAGATATGCAAGAGCATTAACTAATGGATCTGATCCTATTCCTGTATTATTAACACCACTAAGTGCTGGATCACTCAGAGCAACAAAACTCTTAGCTGCACCTACTTCTACTTCTGATATTCTGTAAACTGTATTGTATTGCTTATAGGTATCTGAAGTTACACCAGCAATTCTTACAACATCACCTACGTTATCATATATGTCATCAACTCTTATAACAGCAGGAGACCATCCAGACTGAGTAGCAATACCAGTGACATGCATAGTATTACCAATACCGTATGCACTACCACCGTCCATCATAACAATACCAGTAATACCACCAGTAGCGTCTACAGCAACTTTTGCAGTTGCATTAGCACCAGTTGTTGAAGACCCAATACTAACAAGTCTTGCATTATAGTAATCAGCATCAACACCTGTTCCATAAGATGCACCACTACTTGCAATACTTACTCTTGTAATTTTTTGTAGTCCATGATCAATTTCAGTATTGAATCTATGACTAGATCCACCACTTGCAGTGATTATATTAGTTAAACCAATACCTACGTCAACGTCCTTAACAAATTGGTCAATTGTTTCTCTTGTAATACTATTTTTAACATTATCTACAATAACTTCACCAATAGGATTAGAAACCGCATATGATATTGCAGCATCTGGATCAGAAACTGGAGTATCACGATCAATCTGTGGATATAAGTTAGGAATATTCTGTGAGAACTTATCAGTTGTAAATGGATCTACAGAAGGTTTGTTAGATGCATTTAAAAGAGTTAGGTAGTAGATACCATCCTGTTCACCTTTAATATATGGCTGAGTTTCTTGAGACTCCTTAATAAAGTAAGTAGAATTGAATTTCTTTCTCTTATAATAAGGTAAAGTAGTGTCTCTTGTTAAAGTATCACTTGTAAATGATCCAGGATCAGTAGCAATTCCAACACTAAACTGCTTAGAACTACTAATACCAGTAACCGCAAAGGTTCCATTATAACCAGAATTACCCAATCCAGTAGTATTAACACCACTCTGAACATTAATAAGTTCTACTAAAGATCCAACAGATAAATCATGAGGAAGTTCTGTAAGAAGATTTGCAACACTAGAATTCCAGTTTGCATCCGCAATAAATCTAAAGTTTCTTTGTTCGTTGATATGTGTTAATGAACCAGATCCAAAGTATGTTTGAATTTCAGAACTCGTAGCTCCAATTGAAGTATTAGATTCCTGAATAATAAATCCATCACTTGGAGGTCTTGCAATTGTTCCACCACTATTTGCAGGAAGAACATATCTAACTCTATATGTTATATCATTTGTATTTCTATTATCACCCTTTCTCTTAATATATGATCTTGAAGTAGAATCACCAAGAGATGCAGTTCCAAGACCTGTAATAACATCAGAATGTATAAGGTTATCTGTTGATGCAGTTGAAACCTTAATATACCACTGATTATTTGAAGTATCATACTGAACTGGGTGACCAATATCACCAGAATTCTTATCAGATACCTTACTTACAACCTTTAACGATCCACCAAGATTGTTAATAGTTAATGCTTGTGCATTTTTAGCATCTTTTTCAGTCTTTGCAAGTTTAATATCACTAGTAGAGTTTAATCCAGCACTACTATTACTATTAGTAATTGCAAAATAAACTGTATTTGGACTTAATCCATCAGGAAGTCGTCCATTATCACTCAAAACACGAACAGATTCTGCGTTTTCAAAACTATGAGCCTCTGTTAGAGTAATAATATTGGTAGTAATACTATTAATACCAGCAACTCTATTAATATTAAAACTCTTCTGAGAACTAGATTGTGAATTAGGCATCACAATACGAGAACTGTATTCAGAAGAAATACCAGAACCACCACCAACTATAACATATAACTTATCTAAATCTCTTGCACCAACTCTATATCCCTCTAATACGTTTTCTGGAGGAGCATCTAAGTTAGTTTGATTATAAAGATATAGTCTTTCTGTTGTTGTACCAATACCAGCAGTCTTTTTAATATCAATTGAATTAAATTCTATGGCATTCTCAGTAATTGGTAATTCTTTAGGTGGAATTATATGAGTAATGAAACCTTTATCATCTTGAGTAAATGCATCTGGTCTAAAACCCACAGCATTTAGTGATTTTGAACCAAAGTTAGAGTTGGAGTTGGTGATTGACATATCACCACCAGTCTCAACCAGAAAATGTTCAGCAAAACCAATCGCAAAGACAGAAACAGCCTGTATAACTGCATTATTGGTTACCTTAATATGAGTATTCTTATATGCAGGTTTAAATATTGCACTCGAATCAGTACTTAGTGATTCATTTCCAGGAACAGTATTATCATCATATACACCAGTTGTTGAATTATACTTTATAAATGCATTGTCATCTTTTTGTAAACCAATACCAGTAAACTGGGCAACAACCATTGATTTAAATCCAGTTGCTCTGGATCCATCAGCATGAAGACCATTCATACCAAATACTGATCTTAATGAACAGTTAAAAATATATGGTGAAGATGATGTAACTGTATCAGATTGAAGTGTGATTGATGATCCTGTTACAGAAGGTAATGCATCAAGAGGTGAATTTTGAACATCATACTTAAATTGAGTAGTACTTACTTTTTCAGCAACTACATATTTTCCATTATATCCAGCAACATTGATACCATCTACTCTAAATGGAGTGTCTACATCAAGACCTGCAACTGCTGAAGATGTGGTAACTGTAATGGAAGTAGTAGGAATAACTCCGTTTCCAGCCTTAATACTTGTAATTCCAACATTTTCTCCTGTTGAACCAACAATTCGATATTCATCAACTTTTGGTTGAATATCTATGGATGCAGAAGGATAATCAGGTTGAATCTGACGACCACTAGCAGTACCATAACATAAACCAACCTTTTCATAATACATGTCAAGGTCAGTTCTATTTGTAGAATATGTTAAGAAATTATCCTTAATATTTACATTATTAACACCATCAGCATATTCAAATACAGATAACTTGTGATGAGAGAAATTAGGAACAAATGTATTTTCAGTATAATCAATATATGCTACACTATTTGGATTTGAGTCAAATATAGAGAATTGCCAAAAATAGCATCCACCAGTTACACGGAAAATGGAAGATCTATCAATATTATCATTTGTTGGACTTGGAACATATTTTGGTCTTATTTTTGTCTTTCTTAAATCTAAACCTACAAGAGAAGTACCACGAGGGATTATTACACCACCATGTACACTATTCAGTTTATAAAGAGCATTATCAGCATTCTCTAAATCAAATATAGTAGTTAAATCCCATGCAGTAAAGTCATTTGAAGTTTGACCACTTCTTAACTGATAATTATCCAATCCATCAGGAATCCATCCTGGTCTATTATCAACAACATGATCACCAGGATACAACAATATTGTAGTTTTACTAAATCTGTCGTTATTTAAACCACGCTGATATGAAAATCTTGATGCCTCAACAAGAGCCCTCTGAATTGTCTTAAAAGGACGGGTTAGGGAATTACCCTTATTCTCGATACTATCCGTTGCATCCAAATCATTTGGACTCACATAAAGGATATTACCTCTTGCATTTTTGAGAAAATTCTCTAGTCTGGATAAACCCATGTTATTGTTCCAAGTTATACGTATCCGTTATGGATTATTTATCATAACAGACTACCACTACTTTTTTTTATATTTATCAAAAAAGTAATAGAACAAAAAAAGCTTGGAGTTTTTTTTCGGACTTTTTTGGAATAAAAAGTTAGCCTCCCCTCAGACTAAAGTGGATTTGTATAGGTTAGTCTCTCTTCTGGGCAAGTAGCACGTACTAATTCCAATACATTCATAAACTCATCTATATTATCACAGTCCACCGTCTTCTTATCACCCTCACTGGAGTACAGATAAAAAGTTCTCTTGATGGGATCAACCACGCACTTCATCAAATACTCTTCGTCTTCCATGTGGTTTATTATCTTATCTTGGCATTATAACAGATGTCTAAGATAATGTCAAGGTAGTTGAACCGACTCCAGCTACAGTAAAGGTTAATTTATCATCTACAACAGAAATTTGAACTCCATTAATATCTGAACCAATACCAACATTATTCTCAATAGCAGCGGCTAAGACTTCTGCTCCCTGAGTTGTTGAATCGTCAAGATAACTATACCATTTAGTCATTACAATGTCCTCCTATCATAATGGTATCCAGCAATAGAGTATTGACTATTATCTCCTGGATAATCTTCTGGAGACTTACCTTCATACTCTGAAATTAATCTTTCTCCATCAGTTCTTTCACCATACACATGATAGTAACAATTAATAGGCATTCCACCTTGTGCTTGTAAATGAATCTGTGTTGGTTCTACTCTCTTCACAATCACATTCTGATGTGCTCCTATTGGTTGTAACTGAACACTAATGGTTGTATAATCAACTAAATCTTTCCAATAATCTGGTAGATATATTACATTCTTATTCACAACTCTTCCACGAGTATAGATTGCTCCTTCAGGGCCTTCCAAACAAATATGTCTTAATCTATATCCTTCCTTAGATGGATGTTCTATATCAAATCCCTTCCATCCCTGCACATTAATTGAACTAGCTGTCCATACACACGCTTGACCACTACATGACAGTAAATTACTTGTATGAAGATTACCGTTATTAATTGTTTGATGTCCATCAACTACCAATGAATCAAATGGAGAAGATGACTCATCATTATTATCAGGTCCAACCATCAAAGTTGCCTCTACTTCACTAAAGGTATCAGGATTACCAATCTGAACTGGTCCTTGAATGAATGCAGATCCTGTAATTTTTTCTTCTTTTACACCAAGTGCTTTAGGAATAATCTCATCATCACATACTAATAGTTGTCCTTTATAAACTTGGACTTCATCTATATTCAATGCCATAGTTAACTACCTCCGATTTCACCAGGTTTTCTGGATGCTTTTGTTGCACATGTTGCTCCGTGTATGATTGGGGCAAGTATTTGCATTCCCAATCTACCATCTAAAGTTAAAGATCCTGTACTAATAAGAGACATGTGTTGTTTAGATTGTATCTTAATATTTTTTGCATCTAATTGAATTGCTTCATTTGCATTCACCCAGAATCGACCCTCTGGTGTATTGCCTGTTGCACAAAACTCAATGTCAGTTCCTTCAAGACGAATCTTTCCATCTCTAGCCTTAATTACAATGTTACCATTCTCAGCATTAACAAAGAGAGCATTGTCTTCTTTAGTTAAGTCATCTCCAGTAGCAATCTGAGTTGAACCAGGAGAATTTAGAGTTGACCATCCAGTACGTGGACCATCCTCACCCATTTCAAAAAAATGTCTACCATCTAAGGCCTGTAGTCGAATACTAGAAGTATGATCTTTGAAAAAACTCAAAGCACCATAAGATATGGCACCATTCATGGCACCCATCACTCTCGTCCAAAAATTCTTCTTCTCTGCCATAGTTAATATTTATTGAGGTATGCTATCTTTTCGAGTATCATATACTCTTACTGATCGACCACCAGTTTTCTCAACACCAGCATATTTAACACCACTATCATAATAAACATTTCCATAATATCTTTTTCCATCAACATAACCTGTAACTTTTAATCCAACAAGATCAAATACTTGGACTACATCTGCAGGACTTGCTGCCACTTGAGCAACTAATGGGTCACGTATCACTTCAAATACAGGAGTAAAAGATGCATTTACACCTGTTGTACTTGGTAAAGATATATCTGGTAGATCTGTAAAGGTTCCACCCTTAACAACTTTAACAGATTTTACTTTACCAAATGGGCCTAATGTAGGTTTTAATATTGTACTATTATTGGGAGTGATTGTCAATTCATCTTCTGGACTATAGTTAATTCCTGGATTCTGAATTCTTACTTCTGATAATCTAAGAAGAGCAGGATATTGTGGAATGGTATCAAGAACTCTAAGTGTCTGAAGATCCTGATCTGTAAGATCTTGAAGTGATCTACCACCAGCTGGTGGTTGATATCCCTGACCACCATCAACCACTATAGCTTTATCAACACTTCCATTCTTAACCTCTGCTTTAATAACTGCACCACTTCCAACAAAACTTGATCCATTAAGACCAGTCCCTGCATCAGTTGCTGGATCTATTACTTGAATTGTAGGTGGTCTAGTGTATCCAAAACCACCATTAACAATATCAACTGCAATAATATTTCCATTCGTATCAACAATTGGATTACCTTCTGCACCTACACCACTACCACCAAAGATATTAATAGTGGGTGATGATATAGGTTTAGGAGAACTGTCACATGATTCTGGTCTTCGCAAATCATTAGGAGTTAATGCATTGACCTGATCTATACTTAAATACCTTGTCTTTCCAGAACCATCTACAAAGATAAAGGCAGTGTCTGAATTAGATTTTGCATATTCATTTGCATCAGCAACTGATACATGTTTGACATATCCATCAACATCATCAATGTATCCAACTTCAATAGTATCTGTAGTGGTGGGTGTAATAGGCATTATACTAACCTCTCTATCGTTGGTTTAATAAGATTCTTTTGCTTGGCAACTGCGTTCTTAATATCAGAACCACTCACACCACCACCAGCATTTACTACATCAGATGCAGCTTTAGCAAGTGATGCAAGATTAGGTTGTTGTGCTGGAGGTTTACCACTTCCACCACCTTGTAAAGTATGAGTATCATGAGGAGAACATTCTGGACTAGGATCGCAAGGAAATAATTCTGAGATCCCACCAATAAATGCTGCTGCTTTAGCAATGTCAAATTTCAATCCACCTAATGCACCAAACCCACCTAAACTACCCAAGAGATTACTACCTTGTGTAGTTCCACCTGAGTCATTCGTTGCACCATAAAGAACAGGACCAATTGCATCATCAAACCCATCCATAATCTGATTAATACATTGACCTACTACTTCACCAACCAACTCTTCACTGGAACAAACAGGAGTTGGAGAATAAGATCCTTCTGGAGGTAGTGGTGGTAGTGCTGTAGATCCAGGTGGAGTGATTGATGTATCTCCAGACTGACTTTTCTTTTTAGCAAACAAATTCAATAGAGAACCTAAAACTAATCCAGGAAGACCCTTCGCAATATTATTAAAGAGACATGATATCTTTTCAAGGCCATCTATCGAATCTTTTAGTAATCTATTTCTTTCTGCTGGATTAGATATTTTTAATACTGGTTCTAGTTCTTTATTGTATTGATCTATGGTATACTCTTGAACTCTTCCCATTATACCCTTCATATACTTTGACATCTCTTGCGATGCTTCCTCAATCATAATGTCAGGAGTCTTTCCAGCATCTAATACAGGAAGACCAGCAGCAGCATCATAAAACAATGATGTCTTTTGAAACTGTTCTATTTTTTTAGAAAGCATTTCAGATACTGTCTGAATACCTCTCATATCAGAGTTCTTTTGTGGATCTGGACAAGCAAGTGCATGTTTCCTTGTCAATACATCACCCGTCTTCTTATCTTCTACAGTCTCTTGGTGAACTCCATCCGAACTTTCTTTTGTTGGATATGATCCTTCCTCTGGATCTGATGTTCTTAGTTCCTTATCAGCAACCTTCTTTGTCTCATCTTTTTTAGATCCCTCTGCTTGACCACTTTGTGGTGTAAAGTTTTTACCACCAGCATTACCTGTCTTTGATTCAAGAGTTGTAGATGCATTGTTACCAAGAACTCCCATGATAACAGGGACTTGTTGGTCTTGGCCATCCATAAAGAAACCAAAGACAAACATTCCTTGCGTAATAGCAGGGGTTGAGAAGTTTCCATTCTGACCACCACCTGCGGTTACAGGATACATTACCTGAGCCCAAGGAATTTGGTCAGATTCTACAGTATCTTCATCCTGATCATGCAATCCAATTATTCTTACCTTATACCTATAACCCCAACCAGGAGTTCCCTCTTTAGGATCTTTATACTTCCCTTCATTTATGTTTTCTCTCCATGTGGAATCATCAGCCACTTGGCCGATCCACCACAAAAAAGTTCCCCCTAGAAATCCAGGATTAAATAAAGATCCTTCCATAGATTAGTCGTCGTATACTCTACATTCCAGTGAGTCTGGATGGTTGTCACAATACACTTCTAAGTGCTGATCCTCATGTCGTGTGTGCCAGTCATTTATTTTAGCACCACCAGGATTTTCTTCATTCTCCTCATGAGCATGAAAAGCATCGTTGTGAAGTTTCAAATCTTCTTCTGTGTATTCAATCATACCATGATTAACATGTTCTTTATGATCCTTTGGATCAATGTAGACCTCATGGTTTAGGTCGTGATCGGGTGTTTTAGTAGTCATAATAGGTTATCGAGTAGTGTGATTTCCTTTTCGCCCAAAAGAATCTCTAACCAAATTCATTTTAGTATAAGTTTCTTTTGATGAGATGTAGTGACATAAATCGGCTATAATATATAGACCTCCAAACTCACGGTTGAGTTCTTCGTCTTCGTCTGCTGTTAATCCAGGACTATCAATAAAAATAGCATCACCTGCATGTAAAGAAAAATCTCCACCTATTGTAGCAGTTACTGCACCAGAGAACAACTGATTGTACCTACGAATACCCTGATTAAGGACTTGTTGTGCCTCAAAGTTTTGTTCCTCTGACTTATTGATCTGTTCCTCACTATCACCAGTAGGAAGAGTTCCTTTATCAATCAAATAGAATGTAGTCCTTGTTGCATTCTTTTCATCTGTCATATCAAACTTATCATTTAATTTTGGAAGATCCTGACCAGCAAGTTCTGTACCTTCCTTTGCTTCTTCTGCAGTCTTTTCAATAACTTCATAGAAACAATTGAAAGGATCAAAGACAACTAACTTCGTTCCATATGTTCCCATCTGAAACTTCTCTTGTATATTAACACGATTGTCTGCTTTATACTCTAATATCTTACCATCATATCCTGCAGGAACTGCTCCATCTTTATCAGGAGAATCATTATAGATAAATGATTTCTTTTTCTCTTGAGCAAACAAAGCATCTATAGATTTGAATTTAAATCCATCAGCAGTTTCATATAAAAAGAATCCAGAAGTATCACCCTTCTTACCATCCTTACTAGGGACTGCTGATTTAGAAAGCCAATTCAGAGTATAGAAAGGTTTACGTCCATTGCCTACAAAATTATAATTGTTAACTGTGTCTTCTATGTCTTCATCCTTTACCTTCTCAGACTTTAAAAAGTTTTTAAGTATGTCCTTAATATGTTCAGAAATCTTACCATCAAATCTAATATTTAATTTAGATTGACCCATCTCATTAGTAATAAACTCTTCTGATACAAGACCAATACTTATTAAAGATTTCTCTGCGTCTTCATATGCAGGGGTTACTTTATTCACATATAATTTAACACTAATCTCTTCTTCATTTACATCTGCAAACTTAATATCAACTTCCTCTGTTCCAACTAAAGGAAGACCCTCAAGAACAGACTTATCATCAATAGCTTTACCTGTATCAGTAAAGACAACATCTGCTCTTATAGTATCCTGTAGAATGCTTTCATAATACAATAGTTCAACAAAACCACCCGTTAAACTTACGGTTTTGCTCTCATCTTTATTTGATTTTACATCAAGTTTAGATACGAAAGCTGCTTCCGTAGACTTGGATGTGATTGGAGTTTCTGATGCCATATCTATATTTAACCTTTATATAAAACTTCATATGGATCACTTGTATCCACAGGAACTTTAACAATCTTCTCTACAACTTGATTACCACTCTGAGTTGTACCACCACCAGAAGGAGAAGGTGCAAGAAGTATTTCATCACCCTCATCAGATCCTTCATAGGTAGCAAAATCACTAACAGAATCAATGGTATCAGAACGACTATTAGATTGATTATTTGCAAGATTTAAGTTAGGAGGGTTCTCTTTAATTTCAGTACCAGATTCTACCTTTACTTCACTCTTATTATTTCTTTTAAATGGATTGATTTTGTTTACGAAACCACCAACTGCATCTTTAGCAGAATCAAATTTACCTTTTACTTCTGCTATTACTTTATCTCTTGCCTCTTTCTTTCTTCTATCCGATTCTGCTCTAATGGATGCAGCAGATATTTTCTCAGGTACTGGAGTGGCTGGGGCAGCAGGAGATGGTGGAGTAGGTTGACCAAATATACCAGGCATAAATGACTTAGCTATAGTAGGAACAAGGAACGGGAACCCATAAGGAGTAAGCATTAACAAATTAGGTATACGTCCTAACCTACCATTCTCAACATAACCACTCAAACCTGGAATAAATTGAGCAATATATCCTAACACCTCTTGCAAACCAGGAAGTCCTTGCAATGCACCAATAACAGATGCTCCACCTATACCAGGAACCCAACTCGGAACTTCCAATCCAAGTATATCTAATCCACCAGGAATTTTCATCATAATATTAGCAATCAAATCTCCAGGTCTAAGATCTGGAATAGGAATCGTTGGGAAATTATCTATTAATCTACCAAAACCATCCTTAAAGAAATTAAATACTGCACCAACAACATTCTTAATAGCATCAAAGATACCAGTAATAGCACCCTTTAATTTATCCAATGCTGCCTTCCATCCACCACCTAAGAACAATTCATAAAGTAAATCACCCACAAAAGCACCAAGTAATTCACCAAGCATTACCATTGCAGGAGCTAACAATGCACCAATACCTACAGTCGCAGTAGTAATACCAGCAGCAAGAGTAGCACCAAGTCCTCCACCTATTGCAGCACCTATACCCTTAAACAATGCCTGTCCAATTGGTTCTCCTGAGATGAGAGAAACAAGAGCAACAACAATAGGTCCAAGAATAGGAATCCTACCAGCAAATCCTTTGATTGCAGGTGCTGCTGCCTTCATTGCTGGAGCAATTATTTTAACTGCTGGTCCAAATATCTTTGCAGCAAATCCACCGACTTTAGCTGCAACCTTTCCTGCTACTGCTCCCCCACCTTTAGAAAGAATACCTGTTCCTTTACTAAGAAGACTCGAACCTTTACTCAATAAGTTTCCACCAACCTGAGCAACTTTCCCAACTACATTACTAACACCAGGAATTCTAAGTATTTGTTTTCCTATATTTGCAAGAAATTTCTTAGCAAATCTAAGAGATCTCTTAATAATAACTCTAGCAATTCTAAATGCTCTTGTTACACTCTTAAGAACTGCTTTAAATATTTTCTCACCAAGTATCTTCCAAATTAAAAATCCCTGAATTAAATCTTTCAGGTTCGTCATAAAGGTTTCAAATTTCTTGGCACCCTCTTCACCAAAAACATTCTTAACCATTCCTTCTAATCCACTAACAAGTTTATATCCCCAATCAACAATGGTCGAAAATATATCAAGAACCCATACAGCAATATTTCCAATAACATCCACTACTACTTGAAGAGTTTTGACCAACCACATAAGTTTTGGCATCCACTCAAATAATTTAACTGCAAGGAAACCAAGTGCTACATTACTAACAAAACCAATCAAACTGGCTAACATTCCCTTACCAGGAATAGGAATTTTAAATTTACTCTTTGCTTTTTTAGGTACTTTCTTTTCTAAATCTGCTTCTTCCTTTCCAAACTCAGCATCTTCTTGTGCATCTTTCTGTGTTTGCAATACTTTCTTTTGGAGAGCAACAGATCCTGATAATAATTTTTCAACCTGAATAACTGTTGTTTTTATCTTTAACGCAACACCTACTACACTATCATCACTTCCCCCACCTCCTCCAGAGGAACTCTTACTAATTGCTGCTACCGAATCTGCAAGAGGTACGTTTGCTAAAGCACTACTTGGTGCTTTAACCATTGCTCCACCTTTCTCTGGGCCAACACCCATTACCTCCTGTGCCTTTTCTCTTCTGGCATCAGTCTTTTTCTTCCTATTCAATAACTTATCAGTGGCAATCTTCTTTGCCCCTCCTTTTACTGCACCTACTGCTGCTTTTCCTAATGCTGCCCACATAATATTATAAACTTATCCCCAAGGTTTTAATTTTTCTCTGCGAATTCTTAGCAGATGCACTGAATGCAGGTATTTTCTTACCACTATTATCAGCAGGAGGTGTTGATCCACCTGGAACTCCTCCAGGAATTGCAACTACTCTAACCTTTCCCCCAACTGGAGTTCCAGGTGGAGCAACATTGGAACCCATATTCTGCACACCAGACATCTTCAATGCACTTTGAAGAACTGAACCACCAACATCACGAGATCTCTTAATAAGTTTACCAAGTCCTCTAATCAAACCACCACCACGATATCCTTGAACTAAACCACCACCATTAAACGCTGGAACTAAACCACCACCAGCAAATCCTTGAACAAGACCACCACCATTATATCCCATACTATAACCCTTACTTGGATCAGTAATACCTCTTAATTGTAAATCTGCTTGGTGTGCTGCATCCCATTTAGCAAATGTTGCTTTTTGTGCATCACTATTCATAAGAATAGGTAAATACTGATCTAATGGCATATTTACTTTCTTATTTACGACATCCTGTATATTAATATTTTCATATCCAGGAACCTTATTAATCTCCCCAAGAAGTTGTCCCTGATGTTCCATTAAATCAGGAACACCAATAGAAGCTGTCATTTCACTAAACTTTTCATAAGATTTATCATCTACTATCTCACCATTTTTTGTCACAATTTTTTCTTCAAATTTCTCTTGGGAAACAACTAATGTAGGGGGATTTACTTGTCCTATCTGATATCCTTCTGTTCCATAATGAGATTTATCAAATGATTCTGCCTTACCGCCTCCACTATAACGAGGCATCAAACCACTACCAACTTTACCACCCTTACCACCTTTCTTATCTTTCTTTTGAAGTGTTGGAATATTTGTACCACCAGCAGCAGCATTCATACCTTCTAAAGTTTGTACACCATACTCTTGTACAGCACCCTTAGACATAACAAACTCACCAGGAGTTAGCATTGCAGGAACTGTATCCTTGTCTCCCGTTCCAGGAACTTCACCACCTTTATTCATACCCAATCTTCCTGTTTCTTTTTTAGTATCTTCTGCTGCTTGCTCAGTTTTTTTAAGATCTGGAGGTTGTTCTGAATTCTGTTGTTTATCATCCAGTTGTGCTTTCAATTCACCATCCATTCCCTCTTCTAATTTCTCACTATCTTTAAGTGAATCAACCTCACCTTTCGCTAATTCCTTATCAACTTTATCCCCAAACCCAAAGATCGATTTAACTGCATCAACTATTTTAGGTATACCCCATGATAATAATGCAATCGCTCCTGCTACAAATATCATTCCTGGTCCAACAAAAGCCATAATACCAGCAACCAAAAGAGGCCACCAATCCTTAATAAACTTAAAGAGAGAAGAAACCTTGTCCTTATTTGTAGGATCAGAGAACCATTCCCACAATTTAACTACAGTACTTCCAAATAAAATCGCAGTTAAAAAATTAACTATCTTATCCCATATACCCATCACTGGTTTGAGAGCCATCTGCCCTACTTTCTTTACACCACCCGCCATCTTCTCCAAACCACTCTCTCTTTTATTCCTCTTCTTATTCTCTTGACTCTTTCTTACAAATTCTGTTTGATCTTTACTAACTTCTGCTTGACCTATTAAAGTCTCTTTAATACCATCAACTGAAGATGAAATTGATTTGAGTATAGGTAACAATCCCTCCTGTGATTTTTCACCATCTACTTCTGCAGCAACAGGAGTCTCTGCATCACCTGGTTTAAGATCATCAGGTTTTGCTAGTGGTTCGCCTTTAAATCTTCTTATTCTTTCTTCCTTACTTAGATATTCTCCCTTTTCATCTTGACCCATCACTCTTGATGCATACCCTTCATCAAATGGAGTTCCTTTTTTAAATGCACTACCAGGTATATTTTTCTTTTTAATCTTTATCCTTGGTCTCTTTTTCTTTGACTTTGGTTTTGTCTTTGTAGAAACAGATTTATCTACTACATCAAATTTTGATTCTTCTCCAACAAACTCTTTCTCTTCATCCGTCATTGAGACCGAAGAGTTATATTCTTCTACTTCTTCAGGTGTTGCATGAGCAGCATCAAATTTTTCTTCTCCACGTATATCATCTAAGACATCATCTAAACCTTCAGGTATCTCTCCATCCAATTCATCTTCTATTACTTCTTCTACTTCTTCTATTACTTCTTCTACCTCTTCTATTACTTCCTGTGCTGCTTGCTCTGCTTTCTCTGCTTCCTTTTTTGCTTGTTCTACTTCCTTTGCTGCTTCCTTTGCTGCTTGTTCTGCTGCTTGTGCTGCTTCTTGTTCTGCTTTCTTTGCTGCTTGTTCTGCTTCCTTCTGTCTTCTCAATGCCTCCCTTTCTGTCCATATTTCTACTCCTGTTTCTATATTAGAAACTCTATTCTCAAGTCCAAGAACTCGTGCCAAAGTTTTCCTTTGCATTCCAAAGGACTTACTTATTGTCTTGTGTATTCCAGCAAATTCAATAGGAATATTTTTTTCAAGGCTCTCAACTTTACCAGCAAGCTTCATATGAGGTTCGTGTTTCTCCCTCATAGACTGTATAAAGCCTCCTCCTGCATATGAATTTGGTCTTCCTTTAGGCATTAGATTTCTGCTGGTTCCTCTTTAGTTCTTCATCCTCAAGGTGTTGTTTTAATAAACCAACATAGATGTCTCGTTCCCAAGGCATCCAGTTTTCAATCTCTGTCAGGCTATATTTATGGTACTGCATCAAGGCAAAATTAAGTCTGAAATAATTTTCCAGACTCATGTATACCATGCCTACCCGAAAAAAGATGCTAATCCCTCAAGCACAACATCACTTTCAACTTTTGTTTCTGGATTTGTAACCTTAATAGTATGAGATAACTTAGGCATTGTTGTAAAGAACTTTTCAATCTCTTTGAATTGAGCAGAGTTCATCGACTCAAGGAAATCATTCATCTCTTTCTTAGTACAATCCTCAGAAGCCCACACCTCATCTTCTGTATAGATTTTATCAATACATGATGCGATTAATTTAAAGGACTGATCTACCTGAGTAGTATCATTGAAATCAAAATTATTTTTAATAAACTCATCAAGAGATGGATACTTCATCTCCATCATAATCTTTTCATCAAGTTTAATCTTATTATTATGTTCCTCACTCTTCTGAATTTGAATATCATCAAGATTTATAGTTACAGGAACACTTGTCTTACCATCATCTGGACAAACAATATTAACTTCAAGATCTTCCCCAACAGATTTGCCTCTGATGTTTAAAAATAAAAATTCAATATCAAATGTAGGAAGTGTCTCAACCTTAACACCCTTCGTAAGAATACAATTCTTTAGAACAGCTTTAATAGCAGTAGTAATTTGTTTTGTATCTTCACTCTCTAAAGCAATAACAAGTAACTTTTCTTCCTTAACTAAAAAGGGTCTGTACTCTACAGTCTTTCCTGTTGATGGCAACTCAAGTTCATAAGTTGGTGTGGCAATCTTTGGTAATGGCATAATGTTTTATAACAAGTCGTATATTTATATAGTAGGTTTATTTAGATAAGATTTGCAGCAATACTTCTAGCAACACCACCAATCAATTTATTATCCAGATCAAGAGCTCTAAGTCCAGCATTAACTGCTTGGAATGCTTGGCCATTTAGATCTGCCTGTGTTCTTGGATCAAACATATCAAATAGACCACCTCTAGTATCTTCAATATAATATCTACTGTAAGTCATCGAGACTGTACACTTTAATAGATCAGATGCATCATAAGAAACTGGCATAGAGTTAATTGCTAAAGGAAATGTATTAACAAAACCATAAGCAAGGGGTTTTACTTTTCTTCTTGCGTTTATATTCTTTTCAAACTTTGTAACCTCTAAGGTTCCCTTATAATCATTTGGGAATGATGCTCTATAAAAGAAGTTTTGTTTCTTTGTATTTCCAGTAAAATTATCATTAGCATTCTCATTCATTATAAATCTCATCCATGATTCAAAGAATCTAATTGGTAGATATTGATCAGCATCACAATAGAAAGTTAAATCAATACGATCATCATACATTCTACGATATGCATGTCTCTCTGTTACTCCAGTAAAATCACCTGTCAATTCAGTGGTTGCTAACTGAGATCCAGGTAAAGATGCTTCTGCACATAATAAATTTAATTGATCCTGTCTATAGTTTGTACTGTTCTGCCTTAGAAAAGAACCAAATTCTCCTCCTTGTGGTATCCCAATAGCAACTTGGAATTGTGATGTCTGAGCAGGATTCAATAAGTGTGCTTTGACTTCTGATATAGTTCGTGCTCTTGGATGTATGGAAGCCATTTATAAATACTATTTGACCTTATATATTATGTATATGAGATAATGGGAGAAAGTATTAAAAGTAGGTATAAACCTTCTAATCCTAAGAAATATCAAGGCAATCCCAATAATATTATCTGTCGTAGTAGTTGGGAAAGGAAGTTCTGTCAGTGGTGTGATAGAAATGATAGTATAATTTCATGGGCTTCAGAAGAATTTTGTATACCATATGTTTCTCCAAAAGATAATAGAGTTCATAGATATTATCCAGACTATCTAATCAAAGTAAAAGAAAAAGATAATAAAATTAAAAGTTATGTTGTTGAAGTTAAACCAAAAAAACAAACCCTTCCACCTAAACCAAGAAAGAGAGTGACCAAATCATATATCTACGAGTGTCAAACCTTTGCAGTAAACCAAGCAAAGTGGAAAGCAGCAGATGAATTCTGTAAAGATAATCAAATTGAATTTAAAATTATAACTGAAAGAGAATTAGGTATTAAGTAATGACAGATAGTTTTGGATTTAGTGATGGAGATCCAGCACATCCATCCAACCGTATAGAATTAATTAAAGATGAACTGGCAGAAACAAATGATCCAGAAGATCTGATGTTGCTGATTATGGATGCACTTAAAGATACTGTGTCACCCATACCTGAAATAGGAAAATTCTATACCTTTGTATATAATCCTAAGACACCTGACATACAATATGATCAACATCCTTTAGTTGCTTGTACTGCATTAGAACAATGGGGATTCAAAGGAATCAACTTTCACTGGCAACAATCAAGGAATTATACATGGAATGAACTTGCAGGTCAGTTATATATTGTTGAATGGAATGAACTTGACGACCTTATGGCAGTTCCTTATGCCAAATACATGCTAAATAGATAAAAATATACTTATAGATGACAAAGACGATAACAAGTCAAGTAAGTCCAATAAGAGTAGGAGACTCGTCTGGAGAAAGACGAACAATTTATACTGCCTTACAAGTAACAGAGACAGAAAATTCTGAAGGAGTACCAATATATACATCAAAAATAATAAGATACCTTAACCAAAGATTAGAAAGCCCTCTTTCTATTGCTGAAGGAACAACAGAAAATCCAGGAGTCTTTACACCTACACAATTTGCAACTGTTGAAGAGAAAAAACTTTTACAAGGTGGTGGAATTCTTCTAAAAACTCTTAAGCAACAAGTAAATACTATAAAAAAACGATTTGGTAGAAGTCCAATATCTGCACAACAAAAAGAAGAACTTGCCAAGATAGCAAGTGGAGCTGCAAGTCAACTAATTGCTGCTGCAGGAGATCCTCAAGGTGGAAGAAAAAATCCTTTATCATTTAGTACCAATAGTTTAAGTACTCTTGCTGGTAGAGGATCTGAAGCACCTTCTATTCCTGTAGGGGGAAATAGTAGTGGAAGTGGTGGTGGATCTGGTGGTGGTGCAAGAACTTCATACCCAACACTAAGATATCCAGAAACATTGAATGTCAATCAGGATAAGTTAAGAATATCAATATTAAAATTTGAAGGAAGAAAATTTGCAGGAGGAAAATTAGCATTTGCAGATCGAAGTGCATGGAAACCAAGATCCATAGGTTCAGTTACTTTACCTGTTCCTACTGCAGTAAGTGATTCAAACTCTGCCAGTTGGGGTGAAGATAAAATGAATGCTGGTCAAATGATGGCATCAGAAATAGCAATGCAGGCTATTACTGGTGGTGTGGGAACAGGTATAGACGCAGCTGAAAAAGCACTTGATGCTGGAACAATGCAAGGTAAGGATGAAGTTAAAGATGCATTAAAACAATACTTTGTAGGACAAGCAACAGGAGTTAAAGGTATTCTTGCAAGGACAGAAGGAAAGATTATCAACCCTAACATGGAACTAATCTTTAATAGTCCTCAACTAAGAGACTTCTCCTTTACATGGAAGATGAGTCCAAGAAGTGAAGCAGAGAGTATAGTAATCAAAAAAATAATTAGGATGTTTAAACAATCAATGGCACCTAAGAAAACAGAGGCAGAGTTATTCTTAAGAGCACCTAATACATATAAACTACAATTTATACATGCAGCAACAAGAAAGGAGCATGATTTCTTACCATTGATTAAAGAATGTGCAATGACTGGTTTCAATGTGAACTATACACCTGATGGAAACTATGCAACATACAGAAACAGTGCAATGGTTGCCGTTGAATTATCATTTACATTCAAAGAACTCGAACCAATCTTCAATAATGATTATGAAAATGACGGAGACTCATCTATAGGTTACTAATATGAAAAAGACTTACTTCAGACAACTACCAAACCTTGACTATGTTAATAGAGATGATGATGACAGAACCATCTCAGATTATAAAGAGGTAAAAAATCTTTTCAAAAGAGGAAGATTAAGATCAGATATTTTTCAGGACACAACCTTCTTTGAAAAGTATCAGATACAAGGTGATGATCGTCCAGATAATGTTGCACACAGTTTCTATGGTTCATCAAATCTAGACTGGGTTGTTCTACTATCAAATAATATTCTCAATGTTCAATCAGAATGGCCAATGACACAACAGTCATTCGATGAATACTTAGTACAAAAGTACGGAACATATGAAAAAATGAATGAAGCACATCACTATGAATCCGTAGAAGTTAAAAATTCTGATGGTGTTATCATGTTCCCTGCTGGTAAACGTGTCGATGGGTCAGGAAAATATGAAGG